GTGATCCAGTGGGTAAGTTAAACAAATCAACTGGTTATTATATGGTCTCCATAGATAACGAAGTGTATATGGTTCACCGTATTGTTTATTATTTAAGGATGGGAATCTCTCCTGATGCTCATAGCGTACAACACCTAGGAGAAACTAGAGATAATAGGACTCCTTTGATTGAGACTTATAAGACGCCTAACAATAAAAAGATAATGGCTTCAGGGTTCAAAATATAATGGCTAATGTAATAAAAACGTTTGAAACTACGAACTTCAGACATGTAAAAAACATCCATGAATTAAGTGATTCAGAGTTACATAAACATGGTTATTATCGTGGATATCAATGTCCCCATGGGCATGAAATAAGGGACATAGAAAATCATTGGTGTTATGAGTGTGTACTTAAAATTAAATCCAATATATGTGGCTTTGATTTAAACTTTTTAACTAACGATTTTAAAAATAAATATTATAAACTCTGGAAAAAAGTAGAGATAGGAGAGCCTGATGAATGTTGGAACATGAAATTAACAGGTAATAAGAGTCCTAATCGTGTATGTTTTCCCTCCTATAGAACTTTTTATAGTAGACAAAAATCAGAAAACGTAAACGCACATAAAGCTATTTACCAATGTGCATGGGGAGATATAGGAACTATGAGTGTGACACGTTTATGCGGAAATCCATGGTGTGGTAATCCTTTACACATGATCTCTAGCTGGAATGCAGGTTTTCCTCCTTCTAAATTAACTCCTTTTCACATTGATTTTGATGCTGAGAAATTAATGAGGATATCTAAAGCACGTATGTTAAATAGAGATCAGGAAATAATTAGAGATTCTTATAAGGCAACTATCGCACATCCTTTGCATGTAGAGGCTGCTCCAGATTATGATGAAGGGTAGGACTACAAAATAAGATATGACCCGTGTAAGTCAGAGACCACAGAGACAGAGGACGTCTGCTGATCCACTACAGATAGGTACTTTTAATTCAACTTCTATTAGAGTTTTAAAAGGTAATTTAGGTCCTGTTTCAAGACCTAATGCAGGAGGATATGGAGGAGGTTCATTTAACCATTGGTTCAAAGTTAAATTAGAACAAAGTGGATGGATAATAATAGCTAATGGTTCTACCAAACCTAAATTTGTAAACGTTTCTGCTTATGATCTAAATAAGAATCCTATAGAAGGAAGAGCTATATTCCAGGCAGATAGTATTGATCAGTCCAGTACAACTGATGGATCTAGACAATATCCATATTTAGGAACTGTACAAGGAGCACAATCAGATACTTATAATACTTTTGATGCAAGAAGATTGGACAGAGGAGATGATAGATATTTTGCTTTACCAATAGGAGAATATTTAATTTGTATATCTAGTGTCAGGAATGAGCCAATAGATTATGCTGTAGGTGTAGTAGTTGAGATCTCAGATCCATTCCCTGTTCTACTTTTAGAAGACTTTACCCGTTTACTATTTGAAGATACTGCAACACAAGATAATATTATCTGTGACACAACTCCTAACTTTACTGGAGATGACGCTCATGATCATTCCTTAACGGAATGGAAGTCAGCCTGGAGTAGAGAAAGACAAGAAAATGAACCATTCCCAGAATTCTTAACCGCTTATACAACTACTTTATAAAAATGAACGCTAGAAAACTCTACAATTTACTGTTAGACGGAAAAGCAAAGAAGAATAAAAAAGGAAGTTTAGCTGCTAAATTTGAGAAAACATGTGAACAAATGCCTTACTTACCACAATGTAAGGTGTATGACGTGTAAATTAAGCAGGAAAAAGAAAGTAATAACGGATAAATTATCCAACGGGGATAAATTCAAAGTAATAAGAAGACCTTTTAAATTTCCCAATGGAAAATATTTTTGGTTGGTAGGAATGGTGGCTTCTAAAAGTAATAGGGCTTTAAATGATTGGATAAATGAAAGAACTAAAAGAAAGAGAGTAAGAAAATTAAACCATTTTCACCCTAAAAAAAGAGACGTAAAAGCTTTACGTATAGCTGTTAATGCTGCAAAAGACTGGATAAAAGAGATACCTGATGGAGATTGTTTAGTGTTTAGAGCAGAAGGTGCAAAGGCAGATCAACTCTTTAGAATTTACAAGAAATGGTTTGCTACACATGAAGACATACCTTGGGTGATATCCGAAGAACATAAATCATTTTTCTTTTACAAGAAAAGGTCTTAGAATAGGAGTGTTAACCACATAAAACAATGATTGCTTTAATTAAACCAATATTGATAAAATTTGCTACTTCAGATTCAGTTAAGAAGTTAGTAATTCAATTGCTAGAAAAATTAGTTGAATCTACTGATACAGAATTAGATGATGCTGCTTTAATCATGGTCAAAAAAGGACTAGGCTTTCCTGTCACAAAGAAGTAATAGCTTAAAATTAATGTAGCATTACGTTTATATATGGAAGCTGCAAAAGAAAAACAAGAATCAAAAAATCCTCTTTCCAAATTAAAAGAGGTTATTGATGATAAAGAAGAGCAGTTAGCTATTCTTGGTACCTTCATTCGGCTTGGTGT